ACCACCAATGTTTCCTTGGCCCATGTAGTAGACCGTGCCACTCCATGTAATCGCACCAACAGCCGTTTGCTTGCCAACCACCTTCAAGTTGCCAAAACCAATGGGCATGACGTTCTCTAGCCATGCAAACTCAGTCTCTTGAATCGAAGTGCGGTTAGCCTTGGTATTAATACCCTTAAAGTCTTTGATAACCTGATACGACTTTTTCTGTTCAGTCGCGGCCATGATCAGTAGGGTGTGCTATAGGGTGTCGGAAGTCTGCGCGTCATCGTCGAAGTCAGCGCTGCTCGCACTCTTTGATCATATTGCGCCTTAAATATCTCAGCCTCACCGTAGCTTTGCTCTTTGTACTTAGCGGTATGCGCTGCGTAGTAAGCAACAGGCGTGGTGTAAGGGTCAAGAATGGTTTCAACCGATGAATTTGAAGTCAAAGGCAGTGGCAATACCACCGTATCAACCTCAATCACATAGTTCTGATCGGGTATGGGGCCAAAAAAGATGGTTGATTGGCCGTAAAGACTGAATGCAACGGGTCTGCCCGTATAGTTCTGCCAGAAACGCAACTGGGCGTTAAAGTCAGACCATGCCATGTAGCGCAATGGAATACGGGTATTACCCCAGTACAAATTGATGTTCAACACATCAATCGTGCGGGTTGCTTCAGGCAATGCCGAGTAATTGAGTGTCTCAACAGCATTGGTTGCTATCGATGACTGAAGCGTACGAAGGCAACCAGTGTCACGAACGACGCGCTCACGCGCAGCGTTAATGTAGTCTGCTAACTCGGTATCTGTCCAAAAGTTACCAGCCGCATCGTGCAGAAGCCTTCTAACCTCTGTGATGTACCCAGAGTAAGTTGCCATTCAAACCTCATTGGCTAGAGGCCAAGGAGCTGGACTTTTGCCCCGCCTTTCCTTTCGGATGAGGAGGGGCTACTCGCTCCACCACCAGGGCTGACAAGTGGCTGGTAGTTACTGGCTCACGGCTAAATGAAAACTGACCTAACCGCTTTATCGCAGCATCATAGTCCGTATTCATCTTCATCCAGCCATGTCGAGCCAAATAAGGAATCTTGTTGTCATCGCCATATCCAAAGATGTGTTTTGCAACCTCTTCAGGTATACCGATGCAGGTGTCAGGCGGGAACTCATACGGCTGACCATCGAAATGATCGATCAGTGCATGAGCGCCCTTGTTAGTAACGTAAATCACGCTTGCAGTATATCGCCGTAAACGTACACATCAGCCGTTGCAGCCGCACCTTGTGCTGTCGTGAGTGACAAATAAAGGTTTGGTACAGCCGACTTCACTGTAATGTTGATACTCGATGTTGTATTAAGCGTCAAATCAAGAAACAACGCAGAGCTTGTTAACGTGGAGTAAGCCTGGGAAGCTGCTACAACCGCAGAACCACCCTTGCTAGCAGCGGTATAAACGCCGCCAGCAGCCGTGGATAATGAAATTGAAGCATTGGTCACAACAATCCGACGCACAATGTACTTGGCCGGATTGCTAAAGATCGTGATCATTTGATCGGCAGTCGAGTTCATGTTCGCGCCGACCAATGTCCCAAGCAGGATACCTCCGAACTGCTGAGGTAGCAGACTACCTACTTTGTTGGCATCCATGCTTTACTCCAATTAACTGTTGTAAGTGCCAGTAGCAGCAGCGCCACCATTGACCGTTAGATAAGCAGCAGTCACAGTGCCTGAAGTCGAAACGATTTTCACGTTCTGACCATCAGAAACAATCATGCCACCCGTATTAGCGGCAATCACATCAGCCCATGCAGAGCCGTTGTAAGCCTGAAACTTACAGTTAGCAACTGGATAGATGATGTAAAGACCAGCAGGAACCGTGTAATCGGTACCAGCAGTTACTGACTGCGTTACATAGTCAAAGTAAGCGCCGTCAGAGTTGGCTGCTAAGCCACTAACGATGATTTTATTAAGTGCAAGTGCCATTTTTTGCTCCTTACAGGGTCAACGAGTTGTAACCCGTTACCTTGGTCATGGCCTTTGGCTTCGTGCAAACCATTTCTGCAATGGTCAACACAGCGCCAACATAACCAATTTGCCAGTTAGGTAGCGTGGACTCAAAACCAGTGAACGCAAACTCAGCCTGCTCATGGATGTACATGCTCAGATAGTTGGTGTTCAGCAAGTACAAAGTACCTTCTGGACAGTACGGATCAGGATAGATCGGCACACCAGCAACCATCAATGCACGGAAGCCAGATGACGGGCCGTCTTGACTGTTAGCAAAGTTGCTTCCAGGTGTGATCATGTAGGTTTCTTGGCCTACAAAGTCCTGTTGCAACAGCGTCCAAGTACCAAAGCCGCATACGCCAAACGTCGGCACTTCAGCCGAGTTCTTAACCGTACCGGAGATGTACTGAAGCAAGTTCTGACGGGTCGGGTTAACCGAGCCAGCAGCGTATTGCTTAGACTTCCACCAGGTGTAGGTCGAACGGTTGATGTTGCCGTACGTCGCAGTACCCGTGCCATCATCCACAGCAGCAGGCAAGCCTGTGAACTGTTGGGTGTTGGTCGTGTTGGTGTAAAGCGAAGTCGCCATAGCGTCCATCATGACGTTGGTCGCATCGTTCATGCGAGCCTCGATCAAGGGGATCACTGCGTAGTCTTGCTGAACAGCACCTTCCATACCGAGGAACGGTACAGGGGCGATCATCAGCTTTAAGTTCCACTCGGCGTTATACGCACCCTGCTGAACAGCAGGCTGAGCAAACGAGCCAGAGTAGTCCGACCACTGGGCGTTAACAAATTGAGAACCCTGAACTGGCACGGTGACGGACGACACACCGCCTGAAGCGGTCTGAGAGTTCGCCAGCAGTGCAGCAAGCAGGGGTGTTGAGTTGTAAAGCTGGACAACCAGTTTGGGAATGAACGCCCTACGGGTTACATAGGTAAGTTCATTAAACTGACTGGTGCCCGATGCTGGGAGAATACCACCACCGATAGCCATGTTGTGCTCCTAAGAAACAGCCCTTTAACCTAAACCAATGGGTCGTTGTCGGCTATTGCCGCGCAACTCATTGAACGCTTGTGCAGCCTGCTCTCGCGCAGCCGCCACCGGATTCTTCAAGAAGTTCTGCACACCCATCTTGTTGATGATGGTTGAGCCATTAAAGACCGGCGTTGGACGGTCGAGCTGCTTCTCTTGCATGATGTACTGAGCCGCAGTCTCATGGTTGTTGATGCCTTTTTCAACCATGATTTTCTCGATCATCTTGATGTCGTCATCATTTTCCGCAAAGCCTTTCTCTTTGAGCGTGTTACGGCGACGGGATAACTCTTCCTTCGCCTCTTTCTCACGGAGTCTTGCTTCTAAAGCGGCAATTTTTGCCTCTTGCGCTGAAATAGCACGGTTTGTCTGTTCTTCGATCTCAATCTCAGGGACAGGCAAGTCGGGATGTGCAGTTTTAGTGAGCTTCAAAAACTCCTTGCGAGTTTTCGGGTTTTCAGCCAACGCTTTTGCAAGCGCAGCCAGCTCATCTCTTGCATCGGAGGTTAATGATTCGAGAGACATCGTTCAGCCCTTCAAAAAGATTAGTAAACGCGCTTGGTGTCGCCAGGCTTGCTGAGCGTCATCTTGTTGCGCGAAACTTTGTTAGCACCCGTAAGTCCGCCATACATGTCATAGCGGGGTGGGTTGTAGACCTGACCATTTTGCTGCTGGTTATCCAGAGGTTTGCGGATCGTGCCAGCGCGAGGACGAAATAAATCCATAATGTGCTCCTAAATAGGGAGTGGGGGTTTTTCAGTACCAGGAACAGGTGACGCAGCCATCGAACGCATCTCAGCCGATGCGCCACCAGCTTGCGGCAGTGTCTGGATCATTTGCATGATGTCAGCCGGTGCAAGTTCTTTTGCTTTGGCATCCATCTCGCCAAACGCTGAACCCAAACTGCGGATGACATCGGTCAATGCTTTGGCTTCTTTTGAATCATCGGGAAACTTCTGCAAAGCACCCATCAACATGCCAAGGCCAAGCTGTACATCGATGCGGCCTTGCATCTCTTCACCCTTCTTGGGTTCAGGGGTAGACATTGGAGAAGCCATCGGAGGAGACTCTGCACCAGACAGCGCAGGCTTCTCTTCATCTTCCATCTCTTCGTCTTCTTTACCCTCGACTTCAACCTCGACCTTGGATTTACCATTGCCGCGAATAAGTTTGAGGATTTCTTCCGTTGAAACAGCCATATTGGTTCCTTTCGGACGGTTTGTAAGCGTTTACTTACCGTCTGTCAAGTTTAACGGCGTGACGGACGGCTACGACGCAACATTTTTCGCTGAAACATCAGTATCTCCTTCCTTCACTACGGTATGCCGTACGGTTCATAGGGGCGCGTTGGTACTGCAAGCGCGGTGTTTTCGTCATTTGACGCAAATCAGTCTCCGTTACACGAGGTTGATCACCTTGTGAACGGTAGGAGTTCTGTTGATTGCTCGATGATTCAGCGTTGTCGTTCATAAAGCCTCCGGTTGTGCAGCATCAGGTGGCGTTTGTTGGGCTTGCATCATCTGTGCAGCCTGTTGCGCCGCTTGCATCTTCTTCAAATCCTCTTTCAACTGCTGTTTCATGGGTGGTTCAAGGATGTCAATGAGTCTTTCCTTGGTAATCGCACCCCGATCAGCCAGTGCAAAGGCTAAAGCACGCAAATCTTCGGTAAAGATGGGTGAATTGCTGTGTGCATCGACTTTGACGACGAAATCATCGGTAAATTGATCAGCAATAAACTTTTGGTTGTTCAAATCGGTGTAAGTACGGTCTGAATACACTCTCATGCACTTCAAATAGAGTGTCGCCATCTTTTCTAGCGCATCTTCAACAATTAACGCCCGTTTTTTAGCCCTAGAAGACCCTAAACGAGCTAATTGTGAGGCATGACCAGCACTTCTAACCCCAGATTCACC